TCATCGCCTCGCAGTGGAGCGCGTACTCTCTCGACTGCAAGCCCACTACGGAGCCATCAGGGAGAGTGATGAGTCGTGCGTTGTCGTGTCGCTGTCCACACGCAAAACAGACATCTCGTCCGTCATCGTCAACCCGTGATTGGTCGCCCATGCAAACACCTTCTCAACGTAATCTGAAAACTGACTCTTTGTCAGCCCCGTAGTTGTCGGCTCCTGCTCGACCACTCGACCGTTCGGCAACTCCAACATCCGTCCTGGCAAATAACGAGCCTTGAAGTAGCAGTGCCAGATGTCGGGTGAGTGTTCCTTACCCTGCGGTCTGATCTGCTCGCTGATCGCTGTTAGTGTTGCCCAATAGAACGAGTTTTGAGCGCTTGTTCTGTTGGGTGGCTGGATGGACACCACCCAACCCGGTTTAGCGCGTTGTACGGCTTCCAATGCGCGTTTACGGGCTGTGTCGTTGGCTAGTGTGTAGATCACAGTTCAACCTCTTTCAGTTGCCACCTGTTGCCTTCCTTGAACCACCCATGTAGCACCACCCGCCACCCTGAACGCAGCATCTCTGGGAAAGCCTCTGCTTCTTCGATCTTGTGCTTGCGAGCAGACAGGTTGGACTTGCTTGTCACCTGGATCGCTATTGTCTCGCCATGACCGATTGCCAGCAGATCAATACAGCCCCAGAGGTCGTGCTTGCGCTTGGTGAACGAGTTGTAATGCTCGACTAGAGCCACTTGATAGCCATGCGAGACGTATAGAGCCTTTGACCTAGCGGTTAGTGTCATAGTCGGGCCTTAGCATTGCCAACGTTACTCGACCCTCTGTCAATCGCTCGATCTCCACCGCACGATTGAGAGGAATCCGACCGGCTCGCCTCCAGTTGTGAATAGCCTGCCGCTTGAGTCCCAACAAGCTGCACAGCTTTCCCTTGCCGCCGATGATTGCTGCTGCCAGCGCGATTGCCTGTTCCTGCGTCATGTCACCCCCGTAAAGTTGCTATGCTATGACATTGCAGCGACATACGCAATACATAGGTGTTAGCCGTTGACTATAGGTGTAGTAAGAACGATAAAAATATTTTTCCACACAATGCCATGTTTGTGTCGTATGATGTCAACCACTGAAACACAACAACCGAGGCAAACATGGACTACGACACTTGGCTAGAGGAACCGGAACAGCGTGCTTGGGATCAGCACTACCGTTGGGAGCAAGAAGAACTCCGCAGGCTTCATGACATCGAGTTGTGGATCGAAACAGAGCACTCGCAAATCATCTGGCGAGTCTGGGATGAGGTTGCAGGATGTAGCGACGATTGGTGCGAACTGTCGAAGCAAGTAACCATCGCAGTGTTAGACGGTCAAGACGCTAAGAAGATTGCACACTCGTTCATGACTCAACACTTTGCTACGCATTACAGCTTCTGGGAAGCATCGCTGCACCAGATCAACAAAGAGAGAGGTTGGAAATGAGAACGGTTTTAGCCTACGCAGTTTTCGGAACGCTCGGCGTCATGCTGGGCACAACAGCAGTCGATTTGCTTGTAGGATCGGAGTCCACTATCGGAGCACTGCTGTGGCGCATCTTCTAGACCTGGAATTCAAATGGGTATCAGCAGCAGCCACCAACGTAGAAGCAACCTGGAGAAAGTTCGGCTACATCCCGCCTAGCGAGCAACAGCACTACCAACTGAAATGGAAACGGTTCAAGGATAACAACCATGAAACAGATAGCAGCAGCCCTAGTCAAATCTCAGAAACAGTTCGGCCCAGCCCTAAAGTCAAGCAGTAACCCGCACTTCAAGTCTCGCTATGCCGATCTCGCGGCCTGTGTCGAGGCAGTCGTAGATGCTCTCAATGCAAACGGTATCGCTCTCATCCAGCAGACGCACGAATGCGCAGATGGGGTCATCGTTGAGACAGTGTTCGTTCACGAGTCAGGCGAGACGTTCTCAGGTGGAAAGTTGCACGTTCCTGCCAGCAAACACGATCCGCAAGGCTACGGCTCGGCTCTGACCTACGCTCGTCGCTATAGCCTTATGGCAGCGACCGGGATAGCTCCAGAGGACGATGACGGTAACGCTGCAAGCAAAAAGAGAGATCCGCATCCGACCATCGAGAACCTGCTCAAAGCCTCATCGCTGGATGACCTCAAGAACAAATACGCCTTGGCTTACAAAGCGTATCAGAACGACAAAGAGTCACTCGCTCTCATCGAGCAAGCTAAAAACACCCGCAAACAACAACTCCTGGAGATCGACAATGCTAACTGACGCACAGAAACAGAAACTCAAGAACGCTTCCCGAATCAAGCGGGGATACAAGCAAGGTGATGTTGACTTCAACGGAGACAACTTCTCGCTCGACCTCGCCATTGCTGAATGCAAGATGGAGAACCCTGGAGCCTTCTGGACTAGCGAAACACTCATCCTTCGCCGGTTCTACCACAAGCCTCTGTTCCCCATCCCCTGCCAAGACTGGAAGGTGTCGAAATGAAACACGATCACGGGTTAGCACGAACAGATGATCCCGACACCTCTCACGAGGCTGCGGCCAGCATCAGCGCAACACGGGTCGAGCGCATCGTGTTGGAAGCCTTCTGGAAGTCGCCAGGAGGCTTGATAGCGGAGGAGGTAGCACTACTCACCAGACTGCCGCTAAACACCGTCACGCCTCGCATAGCGCCTCTCGTGCGAAAGGGATACATCATCCCCATCGGGAAACGTAAATCGTCCTCTGGACGCAACCAACGGGTGCATAAATGGATCAGCGATCAGTAGAGTGGCATCAGGCCCGACTCGGCCATGCAACAGGCTCTCGGGCCTCCGACATCATCGCCGGTAAAGACACACAAGCCAGGAAGGGATACATCACGCAGCTTGTGACTGAGAGGCTTACAGGAGCAAGTCAGGACTTCTTTACGAATGCCGATATGCAGCGCGGCATCGAGATAGAGCCTGTCGCACGAGCAGCGTATCAGGCGAGCAACGAACTGGTGGATGAAGTGGGCTTCATCAAGCACAAGACAATCCTATGGTTCGGTGCTAGCCCTGATGGTCTGGTTGGGAGTGATGGACTGGTGGAGATCAAATGCCCCCGGTCAACAACACATCTCGACTACATACAAGCGAAAAAGCCACCACAAAAGTACATTCCGCAGATGCTGGCTCAACTAAGTTGCACCGGTAGAAAATGGGTGGACTTCGTGTCGTTCGACAACAGGTTCCCAGAGCATCTACAGTTGTTTGTCGTGCGGTTTCAACCCAGCGCGGAGGAACTGGAGCAGTTCGAGAGCAAGGTCAAAGCGTTTCTGTTTGAAGTCAACAACCTAATGGAGCAACTATGCCCCTCGCATACGAAGTGATCGCAACCACCGGAACCTACACCAACAAGTCTGGTGAGGAGAAAAAACGCTGGCAGAAGATCGGCGTTGTCATGCAAACCAAGAACGGACTCGCTCTTAAGATGGAGTCCGTACCTGTCGGCTGGGATGGCTGGGCAACACTCGCTGAACCAAAACAGCGAGAGGATGCGCCCTTCTAGACCATCTTGAGTGCTGCGGAGCGCACTTCCTCTACCCTGCGCTCCCAGCCTTTCCCAAACGTATCCCAGGTGTTGAGTCCATTCAGGAACGACAGACGCTTGTCACAGTAAATGTTGATGAGATCAGCAGGAACCATCGCATTCGCAGCCTGGAGCGACAGCACACCGATAGCACCGTCAGGCTGAGTGCCGACACACTCTTGTAGCCAACGAGCAGCGCGACCAGCACCAGAGTTGATCGCTGCGTCAAACACAACGTAATCAACACCAGACGGAAGCTGGTCGCCCTTTACGCGATCCCAATATTGCGCCTTGTAGAGCGGAGCAACATCGCTGGGCTGAAGGTCGCGCATTTCCTGCTCGGTTACTTCTTTTCCGCACCACGCTTCCCAGACATTCTTTGTGCAGCCAAGGTTAGTCATGCCCCCTGGGTCAGACGGGTGGTGAACGAAAGACCCTTCATGATGCAAAACCGCTGCAAGCGCGGCATCAAAGTTTGAGTTCATTTCTTGAGCATATCCTTCTGTTGACTGGAGTTGGACGAACCCAACCAAAAGTTATACACGGAGGCTGTTTCCCTTGCGAGTACACCCAGCAGCAGCATCATCACATCGCTACCAGTCAGCGTCATGTAGCCAAGCGCAGAGCCTACAAGCAGACCAAAGAACCCAGCAACGGTAACGATGGACAGCACAGCAGGAATGCGGCTCCTGGTGGCTACCTGCATCTCTCGTGCGGATTTCGTGTTCTCGACGTTTAGCTCAAACAGTTTCGTCTGTTGAGCCATCTTCGCCAGTTCACCATCCTGCTCTAGCTTTGCAAGCTCCCTCTTGGCAGCTTCAGCAGCAGCAGGGTCTGGCAAGACCCTATCGAGAATCTTGCCGCCAACCTCAAGCAGTGGGCCGAGTGGAAGCATCGTCATCCTTCTTTGCCATGATGTTAGCGGCAGCGTATGCACCCTTGCGACCAGCAATGCCGCCAACAGCGCCAATTGCAAGCAACATGATGTCCTTAAGAATGCCAATCAATTGCGTGTCAATCGGGCTAATGCGCTCCATGTCGTGCTCGACAAACAGTACGCCGCCGATAATTGCAATGACACTCAAC